ATCTGCGCGGTCTACGGCTTCCGTAAGAAGGGCGATAGAAAAAAACGGATGGTAACGGATGTAATACTATTCATCCCTCGCAAGTCTGGGAAGTCTACGCTCACCGCAGTTATCGCACTTTATGAGTTGGTATGCGGGGAGAAGGGTTCTGAGGTCTTTACTGTCGCAACCAATAGAGAACAAGCTACAATCGTTTTTGATGCAGCCAAAGGCTTCATAGAGAGTATGGAGAACCCTCTAATGGCTAATCAGTTCGTGGTGAGTAAGTATGAGATAAAAAGAAAGGGCGATACGCAGTCAATGTTTAAGGCGTTATCGCGAGATACTAAAAAGACGGGTGACGGGAAAAATCCTTCATGCGTTATCGTGGACGAAGCAGCGCAGGTACTCGACCGAAATACTATCGAAGTATTACATTCTGGGATGGTGGCAAGAAAAAACCCATTGCGGATATATATTACAACAGCATCATTCACTAAAGACACAAAGTTCCACGAGGACTTGGTGATGTACAAGTCGATGCTGCACGGAGACGCTGTAGATAACCCACGATGGTTCGGTTTGCTCTATGGCCTAGACCTGCAAGATGATTGGCACGATCCAGCAAACTGGGGGAAAGCTAACCCAATGCACGGCGTATCAGTATTTGAAGAAGCGATTAAGCAACGAGCCGAAGAAGCAAGCCATAAACCAGCAGCACTTAATGAATTCCTATGCAAGACGCTGAATGTCTTTGTATCTGCTAACACCGCGTGGATCGACCGACAACATTGGGACGATCCGATATGTATTAAAGAACCAAGACCAGAACCCGAAGCCGTCTTTATGGGATTCGATCTGGCAGCTACGCGAGATCTGAACGCGGTCTGTACTCTGAAGCGGTACGGGGAATTGGACTTTGATGCGGAGTGGAAGTTCTTTTTGCCAGAAGCAGGTCTAGCCCTAATACCTAATCACTATCAAGATATATTTAGAGTCGCTATCGCCAGCGGGATACTACAGATCACAGAAGGCAACGTGATGGACGATAGAGAAATCTCCGACTACATCAAATCACAGTGCGAGATATATGATGTAAAAGAGGTTGGTTATGATGCTTATAATGCCGCTTCAATTGTAGCTAGGCTGCATGATGCTGGTGTGCCTGTAAAGAAGGTAGGACAGGGGATGGGCGTATTAAATAACCCGTCGAAGTTCATCGAAAGGATGATTATGAGCAAACAGATAACGCATAGAGGGAATCCCTTTGTCGGTTGGCAGCTAGGTAACTGCGAAGTCTATACTGACGTTAACTCGAATATAAAAGTAAGGAAGAACGAGGCTGACAAATCGGCGAAGGTAGATGGTATCATCGCTTTAATTATTGCAGCGCATTGTGCGTTAGATAACCCATTTGTATCAAATAGCTTCGGATTTAGAAGTTTTTGATGTAATATCAAGGAAATTTAGGGGGTTTTGATGGGAATACTGGACATTTTTAAGAGTAAAGCCACGCTCCAAAAGGAAGCTAATACAGTTCTCGGACAGTTACAGCTAGGGAATCAGGTTGTCTACGCCACAACAGGTCAGCAGTCCACCTCCTCGCAGCTACTCTATGTAACAACTAGCAGCACTACGGTCGCAGGTCGCGTTATAGATGTATCTGCACTGACGCGGAATAGTACCGTGATGGCCTGCGTGGGAGTTAAAGCTAGGGCGTTAGCACAATGCTCTCTGGCGGTAATGTCAAAGAATGATGACGGGACTTTTACCAATGCTTTGACCGATCCAAATATCGGAGGTAGAGAAAAGGCTAAAGCCAAACAAGTCTTGGCCCTGTTAAATAACCCCAATAATTTTCAGAGTCAATATGAATTCTGGTATCAGTGGTGTATGTGGCAAGACATTAGCGGGGAATCATTCGCGCTATGGTGGCGCAAGGATCAGAAGGATTCGTTATCTACCCCGCTTGAGATGTATATGCTGGACTCGACACTCATCACGGTTATTCTGAATCCTACCCGCTATCCTTCATACAGGCTGTCTACACCGTCCTATGGGTTCAGCAAAGACCAGCCGCTTGAGTCTCATCAAGTAATGCACATTAAGGAAGCCCCGTGGCAGGGTTCGTCAGGCTTTAATAAGGGCATATTAGCGACTGAGCTAGTGGCACTCGATCAGGATATAGACGTTTACGCTAATTTCGTTATGCAGAATGGTGCAAAACCTTCTGGTATATTTACTACCGATCAAGTTATCCCAGACGCTAAGTACAAAGAAGTAGCAAGCCGTCTTAAAGAGACTTGGAACGCTATGACGGGTAGTAGAAATTCAGACTTAAGCAAAGCAGGCCAAGGGATGCTATTAGATCAGGGGATGCAGTACACCCCGATTAATATGTTAACTCTGCAAGATGCGCAGACTTATGAGTTGAAGCTACAGACTATGAAACGTATCTGCGGCCTATTCGGAGTGCCTAGCCAGATGATAGGTATTATGGAAGGCAAGTTTAATAACACTCAGACCATGCTAGACGAATTCTACAAAACCACTATGTATCCTATGGTAATAAACGTAGAGCAGAAATTAAAGCAGCACTTATTAAAGGGGTATCCTAATCTTACTATCAGATTCGATACTAAAGACTTCTTAAAAGGCGCGGCCCTAGACCAGATGAATTTTGTAGTAGCCGGAGTCTCTAATGGTATATTTACACCGAATGAGGCGCGTGAGTATTTGAATATGGCTACAAAAGATGGCGCGGATGAGTTAACAGGTGGCACAGATGGTGGTATGATAGCCGGAAGCAGCCCACAAGATACAGGTGGCGGCGGTGGGAACCAAACGAGTAAAATGAACATAGGAAAAACATGAGTATCCTAGACACTATATTAGACTTTATCGCCAGACAAGTTCGGAAAACCGAGGTCGTTATTCCGGTAACTCTTGAGAAGCCGCACACTATAAAAGATAACAATCAATCTATTAACAGTGGGGCAGTCAATGAAAAATCTGATGCTGTTTTGCGAAGCGAAACTAAGCCTAAACGAAAGCGAGTCAAGCAGCAATAGAGGCTCTATAGAGGCTCGTGCCACTACTTGGGGTGCGAGAGAAGGTCTAGATGGAAGGCGGTTTAATTACCAGACAGAAGGCTTTGCTCAATGGGCGGAAGAATTCGCGGCAGGCGATAAGCCTCTCCCTATGTTCCTAAACCACACTGACAGCGGCATGCCTGTCGGACAGTGGACAGAATTTTCCTTTGATGAAGAAGGTATGACCGCTAAAGGTCAGATCTACATGAATACGGTCGGCGGCTCTGATCTTCATTCCGTATTAAAAGAATCCCCTAATATGTTCGGCGGAGTCTCTGTCGGCGCGTTTGCAGAAGATGCTGTAATGGTCGATGCAGAAGGCAACCCCACTAAAGAGGCTGATGGCTACTTTAGAATCACTAAAGGCGGTCTGCGGGAAGTCTCGGTCGTAATGTATCCCAATAATCCAAATTCAGAAATCAGTAGGCTGGAAGCATTTAATGCCGAAGGACACCTAATGATTAGAGTAATCGAAAAGACTCTGCGGGAAGCAGGGTTAACGCGAAAAGATGCGACCACCGCATCTCTGGTATTCAAGAAAATAGTGGAAGCGCGGGAAGCCCTCCACGAAAATCTTGACACTCAACCAACTCAGGGGGAGCCTGATGCGGTGGCAACAAAGCAAGCCGACGAAATTCTTAAAGCCCTAAAAGAGCGAGAATTACTGAAGGCATTATCCCAACGTCTTAAATAAAGGAAATTAAAATGAACGAAGTAATCGAGAAGCTAGACCATATCGAAGCAGCTAACACCGCCAAGATCGAAGAAATCAAGAGCGAAGTAAATGTATCTCTGGAAGCTGTACGCGCCGAGGTCGATGAGAAAGTAGCAGCCCTAGAAGCTAAGGTTGCATCTATCCAAATCCCTTCGATCATTCAGCCTAAAGCTAAGACCGTTTCGCAAGATGTGAACCGCAGAGTTAAGGAACAACTGAGCGACTTTACAAAGTCAAATAGCCGGATGGAAAAAGAAATCAGCTTGTTTGAATCTGATTCGCAGTATGACGCTTTCTTAAAAGAATCTGCTGGTCTGCAAGGTTCTGGCGCAGGGGTCGGCGGTCGCACTGCTTATGATCCTGTATTCGTTGCATTGCGTTTGGCTAATCCTATGCGCGGCGTATCACGCACCGTTGCAACTGATGGCTCTACCTATCAATTCCGCGCTAAAATTGGCAACACTGGGCCCTGTCTCTTATACACATCTGACGCTGCCGACGAATAGAGAGG